GTGTAACAAATTATAATAAAGGTAGTATAGAATTTGATAATAATAGTCGTATAGTTAGTACAACTACAACAGAGAATACAGGTCGTGGTATGAGTATTAGTTTACTTTACTGTGATGAGTTTGCCTTTGTTCCGCCTAATATTGCTGCGGAATTCTGGACTTCGATTTCGCCTACCTTGGCAACTGGTGGTAAATGTATTATCACAAGCACACCAAATAGCGATGAAGATACATTTGCTACAATATGGAAAGAAGCTAATAAAAAATTTGATGAGTACGGAAATGAGCGTGAAATCGGTGTGAACGGCTTTTATCCATTTACTTGCAAATGGGATGAGCATCCGGACAGAGATGACTTTTGGGCTACTGAAGAGCGTGGACGAATCGGTGAAGAACGATTTCGTCGCGAATATAATTGTGAATTCTTAGTTTACGATGAAACTTTGATTAATAGTATACATCTGGCGGGTATGGAGGGTAAAGCTCCTATACTTAATATGGGGCAAATTCGTTGGTATAAAAATCCTAGCAAAGAATTTAGCTATGCAGTTGCGTTAGATCCTAGCCTTGGAACTGGAGGAAACAATGCTGCTATAGAAATTTTTGAACTTCCTAGCTTTACACAAGTAGGAGAGTGGCAACACAACCTCACACAGATTAGCCAGCAGGTTAAAATAATGAGAGATATTTTAAAATATATTGCAGAATGTATCGGAGAAGATAATTCTAATAATATATATTGGAGCATAGAAAATAATAATATTGGAGAAGCTGGACTAATCTGTATAAGAGATTTAGGAGAAGAAACTTTTCCTGGATTGTTTGTGAGCGAACCTATCAGAAAAGGCCATGTTCGTAAATTTAGAAAAGGGTTTAATACTACACACAAGAGCAAAATAAGTGCCTGTGCTCGATTAAAATATCTAATAGAATCAAGCAAGATGTCAATTAATAGTAAACCGTTAATATCTGAATTAAAATCTTTTGTGGCTAGTGGTATAACCTATAAAGCTAAATTAGAAGAACAAGACGACCTTGTGAGTGCCTGCTTATTAATTGTTAGGATGACACAAATTTTAGCTGATTGGGATAGTAAAATATTTGATGCATACAGCACTAATGAAGCCTGGGATGAAGAAGATTACGAACCCCCAATGCCTATTTACATTTCAACTACCCTTTGATAAATATAGTTATGGAAAAAAACCTAGAAAATGTTGCTGTAGAACTGTTTGGAAAATTAAGGACTCAATTTCCTAGCATTAAGCTACGAGATAAAGATGAAGATCCTACCGATAGACCTAAAGACGCAAGGTTTTTTGAATTTAATTATGTAAAAAATAATATTAATTTAGGCACAATAACAATAAGCATAGATGATAATCCTGACGAGGAAAGTGATGGACTTGTCGTGATGTATAGTCAAGACATTGTTGCTAATCAACCAGAAATGGTTAAGCATCAATGGTTTAAATTTTTAGAAAGTCTTAGTGATTTTGCTAGTAGAAATGTTATGGATTATAATGTTCGTAATATTACAAAAAGCAATTTAGACCCAAGACAACAATTATATCTAGCAAATAATCGCGGAGATGGCGTAATGAGTGAAAGTAAAAAATTATGGGGAACCTCGAGAACTAGTTTTCAAGAAATGGGCGAGGCAAAATTGATAGTCAAACACAGTAAACCTGTCAATTACGACATACCAGCTGGAAGGGCAATGCACATTGAAAGCATCTTTGTTGAAAATGCAGAAGGTGAGCGTTTTAAATATCCATTTAAACATTTGAATGGTGCTAGAGCTTTAGCAATGCACGTCGCTCACGGTGGTAACAGTTATGATTCTATTGGACAGCATATTATTAGCTTAAGTGAAGAACTTGCTAAACTACGTATGTTTAAAGGCTATGTTGATCGTAACGAAATGGTCAGCGAAGCAATGGGCAATATCAATGGAAAAGTTTTAGAACGCATTGATCAAGTTAAAAAAGAAATACATAGTCTACAAAATAGAAATTATTATGAATCTTTCGCAGAAAGTTTTACAGAAAGCGATACGATAGAGATTCCTGAAGATATTGTCAACGATTGGATTGATAGGCTTACGATAAGAAGCTTTAATGAAGAGCTCAAAAATGTATTTCCCTATATCTATAAATTAGTGGGAGAACAATCTATTCCAATTAAAGATCTTACACCTGAAGATATTATTAACGGAAACAATTCTCGCGATCCTGTTGAAGAAATTGAATCTGAATTAAAAGAACTTTCTGATTTCGAATCATATATGAATGATCTAGCAGTAACTGAAGCAGAAAAGGATAATGACCCACCATTTGATCCAGATCCTCCAAAAAAAGATAAGGAAGCTGGGGACAAGGCAGAACACGGCGGACACAGTAGAGCCAAACACTTAGCAAAAGCAGCTATGGAGAAAGCTAAAAAAGCAGGAGCCAAGAAAGAAACGGTAATTAATATTGGCGGCAAAGATATGACTTTAGGTGAAGCAGCAGCTATGGTAGGTTTAGATCCAGACGAGTTTTTCGTAGAAGGGAAAGGTCAAACAGAAATCATTGAATTTGTAAAATCAATGTTTGATGAAAATACTGGCCAGTTTCCCAAAGGTGAGGAAGGTGTCAAGATTGCTGTAGAAAAAGAGTTCGGTGAAGGTGCTGGTCAAATAGCCGAAAGAGTTATAGCAGAACTTGGGCAAGTTTTTGAAAGTAATAGAATAAGAAAATTGGCTGGATTAATTTAATCACGTTTCGGCAATCTTTGAGGTTGCAAGACTAAATAAAAACGCATACAATTACAAGTATGCGTTTTTTGTTTAACAGGTGTTAAACAATATAGGCAAAATATAGAGGCTAACAATAGGAGAAACATTATGGCATCTTTAGCAGAAATTCGCGCAAAATTAAAAGAACAAGAATCTCGCTCAACAGGCGGCGAGCGTACAGGCGGAGATAACTCAATTTATCCGTTCTGGAACTTAAAAGAAAATACAGAATCTACAGTTCGTTTCCTTCCAGACGGCGACTCAAATAATACTTTTTTCTGGGTTGAAAGAGCAATGATTAAATTGCCATTCCCTGGAGTAAAAGATTCCACAGATAATAAACCAGTAGTGGTAAATGTCCCTTGTATGGAAATGTACGGCGAAACCTGTCCAATACTTAGTGAAGTACGTGGCTGGTTCAAAGATCCTAGTCTAGAAGATATGGGTCGTAAATATTGGAAAAAACGTAGTTATATTTTCCAAGGCTTTGTAGTAGAAGATGGTCTAAAAGAAGAAACTAGGCCTGAAAATCCAATCAGAAGATTTATTATTGGTCCTCAGATTTTCCAACTCATTCGTGGTGCATTGCTTGATCCAGAGATGGATGATCTACCCACTGATACAGTAAATGGTGTTGACTTTAAATTAATTAAAACTAGCAAAGGTGGCTATGCAGATTATAGTACCAGTAAATGGAGCCGTCGTAGTCGTCCATTAGGAGATAATGAAAGTTCTGCGATTGAGAAATATAACTTATTCAATCTTAAAGACTATCTTCCCAAGAAGCCAGGAAATGTTGAAGTACAGGTTATTAAGGAAATGTTCGAAGCATCGGTAGATGGCGAACCTTTTGATATGGAGCGTTGGGGGCAATACTTTAAACCAGCTGGAATGAGTTCGGCTACTGGTGATCCGACTGCTCGTGCAACTAAGGCAGCAGCCCCAGTGGTAGAAGAAGATTACGATGACGAACCTGCTGTAGTAAAAGCAGCTCCTGCTCCTCGAGCAGAAGAATCTAAACCTGCCAGCGCAGGTGGCAGCAAGGCAGAAGATATCCTTGCTATGATTCGCAATCGTAAGCAACAATAAATTACAGGCTAGGTTAACCCCTAGCCTTCTTCTCGGAGAACAGTAATGGCAAAAACAATAAAAATTAATGAAAACTTTTCTCTGAATTACAGTAGTCGTGAAGCAGACAGTGGAGATACTGTTATGGATTGTAACATTAACTTTGATAATCCTAAAGATGACTCAACGGTAATTCATAGATTGAATACTTGGCTTAAAGCCATTGGTAGAACTGACATTGAAGTTATACCAAAAGAATATCCTAAAGGAATAAAGTAATGGCAACAAAACCTTTCGATTTAAGTAAATTTCGTAAGACTTTAACAAAGAGTATTGATGGACTTGGCGTAGGATTTAATGATCCTACAGACTGGGTAAGCACAGGTAATTACGCTTTAAACTATTTAATTAGTGGCGACTTTAATAAAGGTATTCCGTTAGGTAAAGTCACTGTATTTGCTGGTGAAAGTGGAGCTGGTAAATCATATATATGTTCAGGAAATATTATTAAACATGCACAAGCACAAGGCATATATGTTGTCTTAGTTGACAGTGAAAATGCTTTAGATCAGGCCTGGTTGAATGCATTAGGAGTTGATACTGATGAAAGTAAACTTCTTAAACTTAATATGGCAATGATTGATGATGTCGCAAAAACTATTAACGAATTTATGAAAGAGTATAAGGCTATGCCGGAAGAGTCTAAGCCTAAAGTTTTATTCGTTATAGACAGTCTAGGTATGTTATTAACGCCTACTGATGTGAATCAATTTGAAGCAGGCGATCTAAAAGGTGATATGGGCCGTAAACCTAAAGCACTAACAGCATTAGTGCGTAATTGTGTCAATATGTTTGGTAGCCATAATATTGGTTTAGTTGCTACTAACCATACATATGCTAGCCAAGATATGTTTGACCCAGATGACAAAATCAGTGGAGGTCAAGGTTTTATTTACGCTAGCTCGATTGTGGTAGCAATGCGTAAGTTAAAATTAAAAGTTGATGAAGATGGAAATAAAACTAGTCAAGTACATGGAATTCGTGCTGCTTGTAAAATAATGAAAACTAGATATTCTAAACCTTTTGAAACAATGGAAGTAGAAATTCCATACAAGACAGGGATGAATCCTGATAGTGGGCTAGTAGATTTATTTGAAAAAGAAGGATTATTAGTACAGCAAGGAAATAGGCTCAAATTTGTTGATAGTTCTGGCAAAGAACATCTATTCTATAGAAAAGAGTGGAAAGATGATAAATTACATATGATAATGGAGGACTTCCATAATCATAAGAAATTAATTATAGATCAACCCGAGGAGTCTGTTGAAAATGAATGAAAACCAAATTGCCGATATCTGGATGCTTTTTAAGGAATATGTTGATAAAAAACTTATAGAAGCTGTAGCAGAACGGTATGTAGATCTTTTAGCCGATTTAGGTGTATCAGATAAAGTAATGGAGTCAGCCACTGGAATTGACGATGATTTAGATACTGCTATAGAATATTATCTAGATCAAGGCAATGAGGAAGAGGAGGATTTCGAAGAAGATAACTGGGACTACGAAGACGACGAATGAGTTGGTATTCAAAAATCTCTAAAGACATTGGGTATATTCCAGACGCTGTAGCATATTACGAAACTGAATTACAGGCAGCAAGAAATGATAGCCGTATAACAGGTAATATAGAAAAAGCAGCTGCCAATATGCCCGGTATTGTTGAGCATAGATTTGGGCAACTTCAAGAAATTGAAGCTATACTGGAATATTTACATATTGAGCTAAGACGACTGAAAAGTCGTTTTTTCCGCAAATATCTTGAAAACTACCAACGTGCTTTAAGTAGTAGAGATTGTGAAAAATTTGTAGAAGGAGAGGATGACGTTGTTGATTTTGAAAAAATCATTAACGAATTTGCATTAATTAGGAATAAATGGTTAGGAGTTACAAAAGCACTTGATCAAAAGCAATGGATGCTTACTAATATAGTTAAACTCAGAGTTGCAGGTATGGAAGATGCTACATTGTAAATACGCTGATGAAAATTGTATTAGTAACAGGCGGATTTGATCCTTTACACTGTGGACATTTAAATTATTTTACCGAAGCTCGTAAATTAGGCGATAAACTAATTGTTGGAGTAAACAGTGATGCTTGGCTGACCCGTAAAAAAGGTCAGCCTTTTTTGCCTTGTTGGGAACGTATGGAAATCATACGAAATCTACGAATGGTCGATCAAGTGATCTCTTTTAGAGACGAGGATAATAGTGCTATACAGGCTATAGCAATGGTTAAGCAAATGTATCCACAAAAGCATCAGTTGATCTTTGCGAATGGCGGAGATCGGACCAAAAATAATATACCAGAAATGATATTCGACGATGTAGAGTTTGTTTTTGGAGTAGGCGGCGAAGAAAAGCAAAATTCAAGTAGATTAATTTTAGAAAAATGGCAGCACCCTAAAGTTGAAAGAAGTTGGGGTACTTGGTATGTGCTAGAACAACGTCCAGGTTATAAAATCAAAGAATTGATTATAGATCCTGGAAAAAGACTTAGTATGCAAAAACATAAACATAGAGCAGAGCACTGGTATGTTTTGAAAGGTGAATGCACTATCGAAACTGAGTATCAAGGATCGAATAATATTGTTACAAAAAAACCTAATGAAACTTACTTTATAGGAAAGGAAGTCTGGCATCAGGGACAAAACAATAGTTATGAAACTTGCCATATTTTAGAAGTACAATTTGGCGATAGATGCGAAGAAGAGGACATAGAAAGAAAATGATTAAGATTTTTATTGGATATGACCAAAGAGAAATAGTGGCGTACCATGTTTGTTCCAACAGTATTATTCGCCAATCAACTAACCCTTTGTCTATTAGCCCCTTAGCATTGAATTTGCTTAAAGATTATAATGAATTACATACAGATGGTAGTAATCATTTCATTTACAGCAGATTTTTAGTACCATACTTAATGGATTATAATGGATGGGCTATTTTTATAGACGGTGATATGATATTAAGAGATGATATAACAAAATTATGGAATCTTAAAGATGACCAATATGCTGTTCAAGTTGTAAAACATAATTATAAAACAAAAATGCCTGTAAAATATTTAGGTGCTAAAAATGAAGACTATCCTTGTAAAAATTGGTCAAGTGTGATTCTATGGAACTGTTCTCATATTAAAAATAAAAGTCTCACTCCACAATTTATAGAAAATGCCACCGGAGCCAAATTACATC